CTTATGCGTGCGCTCGATGGACTAAGATTTCTGGGGAGAAATATGGTAGATGCCCGGGAATGAAGGCGTTGCCAGATATTAAGATGCTAAATAAAATGATGCAGACTTTGATTAGGGCCGCACAGAAAATAGCTGATCCTCCTATGATGGTTCCTGATAACGGGTTTTTGTTGCCGTTAAGGACTGTACCCGGAGGGACAAATATATACAGAGCAGGTAGTAAGGATAAAATTGAGTATCTTCAATCTGCTGGAAGAATAGATATAAACAATGAGATGGTTGAACAGGCCAGAGATCGTATACGACAGGCGTTTTTCATAGATCAGCTACAGCTTCAAGACGGCCCTCAGATGACGGCCACTGAAGTCATGCAGAGGACAGAAGAGAAACTGCGCACAATGGGGCCTATTCTTGGAAGATTGAATAACGAATTGCTAAAGCCTATCATAGATAGGACATTTGATATTATGCTACGTAGGGGGCTTTTTGCTCCTATGCCAGAAATCCTAAGAGGGAAGCAGTTGGATACTATATATGTATCTCAGATATCAAAAGCGCAGAGGGCCAGTGAAGCAGATACACTAACAAGAGTTATTCAATCCATAGCCCCTATGATTGAAATGAATCCTCAGATGATGGACAATATAAATGCCGATTCAGTGCTAAGATACCACGCGCACATATTCGGGCTTGCAGAGGAGATGTTGAATGACCCCGAAGAGGTTAGCAAAGTACGTCAAGCTCGTGCAGAACAACAGCAAGCAGCTATTCAGGCAGAACAAGAAAATATTAACGCAGATACTCAGCAAAAGATGGCGGTAGCCACGAAGAAGTAAGGGAACGGTATGTTTGGGAACAAAATGAAAGAGACTATTCTCGCGTACAAGCGAGTATTCGAGTCATCAGACGGAAAGTTAGTTCTAAAAGATTTAATGAAATGCTCCAACTTTACTATGTCTAGCGTAGGTAAAGACCCTTATGAGACGTATTTTAATGAGGGGTCTAGGGCAATACTATTAAGAATAATTAAAACAACATCTATGTCTTTAGAGGATATAGATAAATATATTAGAGAAATGGAAAAGGGGGAACAAGATGAGTAATTCTTTATTAGGAGGAGCACCAGAAGGAACACCGGCAGGAGCACCAGAAGGAACACCGGCAGGAACACCGGCAGGAACACCGGCAGGAGCACCAGCATTTACTGGGCCTGAATGGGCAAAGGGGTTTGAAGGAGTTGATAATGAGTTACTAGGCGACCCATCGTTAAAGGCCATCAAAGATGTACCATCACTAATTAAATCTTACGTTCACGCACAAAGAAAGATGGGCATGGATAAAACAGTTCTACCAAATAAGAACTCTGGAAAAGAAGAGTGGTTGGCACTATATCAAAAATTAGGTCTTCCTACAGACTTTAAAGAATATAATTTTAAGGCCCCTGAGAAACAGGTGTTTGACGAAAACCTATTTAACAAGTTCAAAGAAGTTGCGTATCAGAATAACATTCTTCCTGAGCAAGCCGCTGGAATGTACGAGTTTTTGAATAACTTTACAGCAGAGCAAGCGGAGGTTATGGAAGCTTCACACGAAGAACAAACACAAAAAGCTATTGAAGGTCTAAAGGGTGAGTGGGGCGATGCTTTCGATCAGAACATAAGAAAAGCTAAAATCGCCGTAACTGAATTTGGTGGGGAAGAATTAAAAGCGTACCTAGATAAAACAGGTCTTGGTAACGACCCACAGCTAATAAAGGCGTTCTCAAAGATAGGTGACTCGTTCTTTAAAGAGGACAAGTTTGATGGGAACAGCAAGGCCAGTTACAGTATGAGTCCGGCAGAAGCGCAAGCCCAAATCAATAAGATTCAGGGAGATTTTAATGGGCCGTACTACAATTCTATGCACCCAGATCACAAGAGAACAGTTGAGGAAGTTAATAAACTTTTCAGCGCGACAGTAAGAAAAGCGTAAAATTATTTAGTTAGGGAGTTGACACGACTCCCTACATATTTTACTATGGTATTAGATCGTGCAGGACAATCGAATATCGACCCGCACAAGCACGGTTAAGATAGACCCCGAAAGGGATAATCCAATCGAAAAAAAACTAACTTAACATTATTTTTCATGGAGAGAGGATTATGTCTCAATTTATTACAGAACACAATGTAAAACAGTTTAGCTCAAATGTTTGGCATTTGGCTCAACAAAAAGCATCACGTTTAAGAGGAATCGTTCGTTCTGAAAGTCTAAATGGCGAAGTAGGATTTTACGATAACTACGCACCTACTGAAGTTATGGAGAAGGTTGGCCGTCACTCTGATACAGAGTTTACCCAAGTTATTCATGGCCGTAGACGTGTAACTATGTCAGACTACGCATGGGCTGACTTAGTAGACAAAGAAGATAAGCTACGTCTTATCCACGATCCTACATCTCAGTATGCTATGGCAGCTCAGATGGCCTTCGGTCGTAAGATTGATGATATCATCATTGCTGGAGCTTTAGGTACTGCATATGCAGGTAAAGAAGGAAACCAAGCTGTTATCCTTCCAAACAGCCAAAAGATCGGTGCGTTTGATGGTACTGCTTCTTCTGGTCTTAACGTACGTACTTTACGTGCGCTTAAGAAGAAGTTTAACCAAAGTGAAATCGACCAAGAACCTATGTACATTATCTGTCAATCTGAGCAGATCGACAATCTACTAGGTGAAGACGAAATCACTAACCAAGACTACGCAGTAGTTAAGGCCCTTGTTAATGGTGAAGTAAATACCTTTATGGGATTTAACTTTATCAGACTTGAGCGTCTACCTGTAACTACGGCCGTAACTCAATTTACAGCATCTAACGGAGCTGTTGGTGTAGGTGGTGATTCTATAGCTGCTGGAGCACGTAGAGTTATTGCTTGTGCAGGTTCAGGACTTCTTCTTGCTCTTGGAAGTGAAGTAACAGGTAAAATCGACCCTAGACCAGATAAGCATTACGCTACTCAGGTATACGCTTCTATGTCTATGGGTGCTACAAGAATGGAAGAAAGCAAAGTAATCGAAGTTATTTGTGCTGAATAATAAGGAGTAAGTTATGGCTAACATTTATGGATCGAATTATAACAAAGAATTTATCGCTTCCCCTAAGCAGTTTGCTGAAATTGGGGAATACAACGGTAAAGTACGCTGCATGTTTGACTCATTCTCAGGCGCAGCTGGCGGTGATGTACTGTATTTCGGTAAATTACCTGCTGGGGCTAGAGTAATTGACGTCAAGGGAAGTGGTTTAGGTACTGCTCCTGTGTTTAGTCACGCCTTAGGTGATAAACTTAGTGCGAAAGAAGACATTACAGTCACATTGGACGGTGACGCAGCGGCAAACGGATTTGCTCTAGTTCTATACGTTACAGAATAATCTTTGTTCCCTAGATTGTATCTGTCGTGTATGATAAAGTGGGGGGATCAACGTCCCCCCATTTATTTTTAGGGAGAATCTATGAGCGTTTCGACTGAGATATGTAACTCTGCCTTGATAAAACTTGGGGCGGAAAGAATCAATAATCTAAATGAAGACAATAAGAGGGCAAGGCTTTGCCTAGAGCAATACCCTAAAATAAAGAATAGGGTTCTTCGTGGCCATAACTGGACATGCGCAATACGTAGGGTAAAGTTAGATAAGCTAAGCGTAACTCTTTCTTTTGGCGAGTTTAATGTGTTTCAGAAGCCACTAGACTGCCTGAGAGTCGTATCAATAAACACAGATACTGAGTATAAAATAGAGGGTGATAAGGTTCTATCTTATGAAGAAGAACTTAATTTAAGTTATATAACAAGCAACACTCCAGAGGAGCATTTTGATGTATGCCTAAGGGAGGCATTAGCGTGCGCACTGGCATCTGATCTTTGTTATTCCATCGTACAAAGTAACAATATGAAGGCACAGCTAGATCAAGAATTTAATCATTGGGTAGGTGAAGCCAGATCATTTAATTCAATGGAGATTACTCCTGATACGTATACGGCTACTGACTGGGAAATGTCCCGTAAAGTTGGGGGTCTTTGGTGAGATTTATTCATAGTCTAACTAACTTTAGTTCAGGGGAGCTATCAGAGAATTTGCGTGGAAGGGTTGACGTAGATGAAGTTAAATCAGGTCTTAGCAACACAGGCAACGCACTGTTAAATCCTCAGGGTGGCGTACTTAAGCGTATAGGAACAAAGATGCTTATGCCAGTAGGGCCTGCTGCTACCGACGTATTCTGTCTGTCGTTCCAGCTTGAGAATGGTAATTCTGTGCTACTTGAATGGAGTGATCTTTACGGATTTAGAATACTAGATAAAGATATGAACGTGCTATTTACAAACGCTGGGTCTTTCCCTGCCGTTACAGATAGGAGTCAGTTTAATGGAACAGCATTTGGTAATTTTCTGTACATTACTCATTATTCTGGGCTGGTTGCTCCTAGAGCTATAGACTGTACGAACTATCCTACCATAGTAGTGTATAATAATATATTTGTAGGGCGCGCCCCTTTCATGGATGCGAATACGGATACTACTAAACGTATGCGTATCACAAACGCAGACACACAAGGGCCGTATACTATACAGTCAGATTTCAATATATTTACTTCTAACCATGTTGGGCACATGATTATGGTTACGGGACTGGCAAACTCAGAGACTAGGTATATAAGAAAAACTACGGCCGTATTTATTATAACTTCGTATACGTCTGCTACTCAGGTAACAGGTA